CCTTTTACCAGTACCGTTAGAAGCAGCAGACATATTTCTTACTACTTTTATTAGCCTTAAACCTGCTGCAGGTAAAGATTGTTTAGTTCCAGCGGCTAAAGTTATAGTAGCTGTAGTAGCACTAGACTCAGGCCTAAAATTAACAATCTCTCTTTGTGCATCGTTTATATAGTTTAAGAGTTCGGATTCGGTCCATCTAACACTAGTAGTGTCTTGTAATGTATCCCTAATTCTACTAAGTAAATTAGTACCTGTAAGTGTCCCTGCCATAATTTATTACTCCGCTTGTTTAAGCTCCTCTATTAAATCTGATTTCTTTTTTCTTCTATCGAGTTCTATACCGATAGTTCTACCATATTCTTCTAATTCTGATTTAGTCATATCTTCAAAATTAATTGATTCTTCTTTGACTTCAATCTCTATTTTATTATCAACTGGTTTGCTGTCTTCTTCAACCCTTTTACAACCTTCTTGTAAACAAACCAATCCAATATCTTCTCCCACACTTTTTGGTACCCCAGCTTCTAATCTAATTGAAGCTCCCCATGTAGTTGAAATATATCTATTAATATCTGAAATTATTATCACTTTTTTCTCCTAATAAAAGTTGGGTGGCTCGAAATTGAACCACCCAAAAATACATACTTAGTATGCAACATCCAGTCTGATAACACCAAAGTCTTCAGTTGAACTATTATAGTCACTGTTGAACTTAGGCTTCTTAAGACCAAAGATCTTACCAATGGAAATACCATTTTGGTTACCATAGTCAAATGTATCTTCAACTATTTCAGGTAATCCGATATCAGCCATAGCAAGAGCTTGTGCTCCACAGAATAAAGAAGCAGAACCGTTGACGTCAGCGTCAGCGCCCCACTTATATCCAGCAGAACCGGCATTTGAAGATGTTCCAGTAAGAGCATTAGCTGTATTAAATACATGTCTAAACTCATGGATCATAACTCCATCAACCATTAAGCTTGAAGAACCTGAGAACAATGAGTTACTTGGTCCTCTTACACCAGCGTTTCTTACGTTAGCAAGAAAATCTGAGTCAAGTTTAAGGTCAGCCATTACTTGTGGAGATACGAAAAGGTGATATACCTCTTCTCCACCAGCACCTCTTACGCCTCTGATATAGTTATCTTTAGCATAAGCTTTTAGAGCAACGATACATTCATAAGTAATTGTATCCGCAGCTGCTACAGCAGTTACGTCACCAGCTACTAAGCCTGAAGTTGCATCCCATCTTCTATGTCTGTTAGAAGTTGGTGCTGTGATGTCACCTCCAAACGCAAGGTCACCAAGATTCTGTCCAGAAGTTAGGACAGGTCTTAATGCACCACTGTTTTTCAGTGTGTAGTTAATGCCAGAAAGCGTTAAAAACGCTAATTGGTCTATTCTATCAGCCATTGCATAAGCAAGAGCGTCTCTTGAGTGCTCACGGAAATTTACAACTGATTTTTGATCCGCTAATCTACCCGCAAGTCTATTCGCAAATCTTAATTGATCAAGTTGTACGACGATGTCGTAAGCTCTTAATGTTTCTTCATTACCTTCAAGAGTGTTGTCCCCAACAATACCGTCACCAGTCATGTCAGCTAAAAGTGTTAATACAGCTCTAGCTCCTTTTTCTGATTGAGTAAGCTCAGATATTCTCTGAACCATTGCGTTAGGTCCGCTACCCGCGAATTGGTTAATGAAGGACATATTTCTAGCGACACGCCAAAAATCACGAGACCAGATAGTAAGCTGTTCACTGGTCAGTGATGAAAAGTTTGTATTAGCCATTTTGGCCCTCCAAATTAAATTAAAAATATTAACTAACCAGTCGCTTTTCTGGGCCGACTATTTACCCGTATACCCTTTATCGTTGGGGACACGTTTTCGTATTTTAACGAGTACGAACTCAGCCAGATTTACGCCATGACGGGCGAAAGCGTTTTTACGGAACGACCCGTGCTAAATATCGCTTTAGCGTGCGAACTTATAAATATGATAACTTATAGATTAACCAAAGTCACCACGTAATCTCCTTAATGTCTCTTCTGGTAAAGCTCCAAACTCTTGTTCAGATAATTTATGTATATCTACATTTTTATTCTTACTGCCCGCGCTTTCTCCTGCCATCTGTGGTGGTTGAGAACTAGCTGCTTCTAATTTTTTAGAAACATTTGCTTTTTGTTTTAACTCTTGTACCTTTTTATCCTCATTGTTTACTTTTGGAGAGGGCTCAGGGCGTAAAAGTTCTGGTTTTTTTGCGGCTAAAGTGTATTCAGTAGCTTTTGTTAATGCGTCTGCGGGCACATAGCCTTGGCTAATAAAAGCATCTCGTAAAGTTAGCACTTCATTTTGTAAATCTACATCATAATCAACACTATTTTCATCTAAAATAAGGAAAGTTGCTTGAATTTCAGCCGCTTTTGCTTGTAATTCAGTTATTTCCTGGTTTTGTTGTACCGTTTGACCCATTTTTTGCTGTACTTCGAACATAAATTGGTCTTTTTCAGCTTGTCTTATCTCATTTCTAAGCAAAACGGCCTTTTCAGCCTCGCCATCGAGTACTAATGTCTGATATTCTGCTTCTTTTGTAGCAAAATCATAGTCTGGAGCGTGTTGTTGGGCTTCTTCTTGTGCTTTTGTGTATTGATCTAGTTGTTTTTGTAGGGCTTTTTGTTTTGCGAGCACTTCATCTAATCTAGACTTAGGCACCATGGGTGGTTTTTGTTGGTTTACTTCTTCGGCAATGTGTTCATCGCTTCCTTCAGTTGGTTGAATATCTGGTTGTGGAGCATTTTCGCTTTCTCCATCCACGACTTCTTCGCTTGAAGCTTCTGGTTCCGAAGATTCTTCTTCTTCTTTTTGCTGTTCAGATTCTTCTTCAACAACTTCCTCTTCTGCAAGGGAGTTAGTTTCTTCTGAGACTTCTTCATTTTCTGGCTCCTCATCCTTAGGCTCTTCTTCAAAATTTAGATCAACTTCAAAAGGTTTTGTTTCCTCTTCTGATATTGCATCTGCTCCTGGCATTCTATCCATAACCAGCTCATTCACTTCATTAGTTTCTTCTTTTTTCGCCATTATAACCTCCTATTAATTAGATGTTGGCTTTTTTACCATAGCCGCAGCAGCTATTTTAGATGCAGCAGCAGTTTCGGTTTGTTGTTTACGTACCTCGTTTGTCATACCTGATAAACGTTCACGCAAGGCAAGTTCTTCTTGCTTCATTTGTAGTTTACTTTGTAATTCTGCAACCTTCAACTGTGGGTCTTGTTGAGCCTCTTGGGCTTTTGCAGCATTTAATTGTGCTTCAGATTGTAATCTCATTACTTCGGCTTCCATTCTAGCTACCTCTAGTTGGATAGATTGAATTTCAGCTTGTGCTTTAAAGTTAGCAACTTGTTGTTGTTCAGGACTAGGTGGTTCCATACCTTGCATAATTCTGATTCGTTTTGCAATCTCTGCTTTCTTAGAAAGATGTGAGTATTCAACAATTAAATCATCTGGAATTGGTACACCAGCTTTTCTAAGTTCAATAGCTTCTGCAAATTGAATTTCATCAAAGTTGTCTCTTGAAGGAGCTGTATCCACAATTACATCATATTCGCCTATTGTTAAATCATTTATGATATACCCCTCTGGAGTCATCTCATTTACAGTCATAGGTAGACTTTGTTTAAAGGGATCATTTTCATCAGTAATTTGTATGATTCTTTTTTCTGTATAGTAAGATTGAACTAAATCTAAAACTTTTTCAGCTAAATATTTTCTAGTTTTAGTTAAGTTATCCAAAGGTACTTGAATCATCAATATACCTCTGTTCTGTTTTGCTTGAATAGCTATACCAGAAACTTCAGGAGAGTCTGTGCCCAACATAGCATCAGAAACTCCACTAATTTGTTTAATATTTAAAGCAGCTTTTTGGCTGATTCTATCTAAACCTGTTGGTATTTGGTTTGGTGGTATTTTACCGGGGGGTGTAGAACCACGATTATATTCTAAAACCAAACCGGTCTCTGCTCCGTGTTCTTCTAAATCATCTGCTGTCATACCAGATAAAGAACCTGACTCTACAATCCAACCACTGTTTGCAGTTGTATTAACTATGTGTAATTCTTGTGATGAAATTTTATTAAGTTGTTCTTGTGGTGAAATTAAATTTCTTACCATACCAAAAGGTTTACCCCTTCTAAAATATGGGAAATAAGGAACTAAGGTAAAATGATTATAGGGGGACCAATCATCAAATAAAACTACACTATCAGCTGTTACCGTCCAACGAACCTTTCTAACTTTTTTAGTGTGGATATATAACCCAAACTGGTCGGCAAAATTTTCTTTCTTCTTTTGAGTCCAGTCATAAGGAACAGGTCTTTCATCTCCAGTTACTGGGTCAACATAGAACATGCAATCTTTTAATCTATAATACTGTCTTTCAACAACACGTATAGATCTAATAGCTCTTGCTTCTTCCGGGTTGTGTGGGTAATCGCTCGCATACTCACCACTATAAGTATCCCCATATCTTTCTTCTTCATACTCAATAGAATCCGAACCTAAAGTAGAACCAACTTCTGCTATAACTCTTAATTTATCTGCTTTGTCTTGTCCGTATTGTTCTTCGATTTGGTCTATACTCATCCACTTAGTTTCAAATATTTCATTCCAAGTTTTTGGGTCATACTCTTTTGCATCGGGATCAATAATAATATCTAGGGGGTCTTTAGAAGTAATTCTAACTTCCCCTTGAATATGATCAGAAAAATCTAATCTTACGTCAAACCAACCACGGTCTTGAATAAGACCATCTGAAAAAACTTGGGCTTCAACCCATTCTAATTTATTATTATCAGAAATTTGCATAAAGACTTTAGTAAGTACGTCGGCAGTTTCTTGCATGCCAGAACCCCTAGGTTTGAATCTTATATCGGCTCTTCGAGTACTTTGCTCACCAATAACAGTATTAACAGTTGGTAAAATTGTATTAATAGTAAGTGCTGGTCTACCTTGATCATCTAATTCTGCAACATCTGCTGCGTCCCATTGTTCACCCCGATAGAATGCATCACACTGTTTTGCAATTTCTATATAATTAGTGTGACCATTATCTCTAGCTCGTGTATAAGCTTCCCACTGTTGTTTTGCTAAATTTAGCTCTTCAGCTTCATTTAACTTTTTCTTTGATTTTTTATTTTTATACTCTGCCATTAAGCACTCATTGAAGACTTATGTCTAACACCTTTTGTTAAATATTTTAATCTATCTCTCCACGACGGAATATGCTCTGGTCTTTCATAAAATGTCGCAAATTCTGTCATCATCAATCCTATCCACGCTAACGCATCGACTTGGTCATCATGGGTACCATTCGGGAAACGCAAAAGTTCTGCAACCATAGGTCCCGTCCAAATAGCATCCTTCGGGAAGTATACCATACCTTGTTGCATTCTACCCTGTATTGCACGAGCTCTTGCCTCTTTATCCCTTTTACCCACTTTTAAATCTTTAAAGTAAGCTTCATTCAAACCACGCTCCCGAGTTCTTTTCTGCAGGAATGGTCCAAGGGCCATTTCAATATGTCCTCTCTCTATGCCTACTATACCCGGGCGCCAAGTTTCATACAAGTCTAAAATTTGTTCAACTAGTTCAAAGCCATCATATTTCCCGCGAACGACATCAACAACGAATAAATTGTCATATTCATCAACGCCGACAACAATACCAACTGAGTAATCGTTCCGGTCACGCTGTCCGATCGCAAGGTCCCACGCACAATAATAATTAAGTTGTGAAGTATCAATCTCATCATTTTCAAAGTATCTAATCATGTCTCGGCTGAAATAATCGCCTTCATCGGATACCGGGTTCTGTTGATACAGAGCAGACCAATCTCGGGGACCGATGGCTTTCCTTATCTGCTCGAGAGCATCGACATTATATCTCTCTGGATGTAAACTTTCACCAACTTTTCTAAATTTTTCATCTTCTTCTGCTAGTGCTGGGTACTTAATTACTTCCCATTGGTCTTCGCCTTCTTCTGCTTGTCTTAACAACTTACCCGCTAAGTCATCATCGTGCCACCTTGTAAGAATAACCAAGATCCCACCACCTGGAGATAAACGGGTATAAGCAGTTGATGTATACCAATCCCAAGTCGCTTCTCTATTATTTTCGGACTCAGCATCTTCTCTGTTTTTTACCAGGTCATCGATTACCATTACGTGTGCACCTTTACCAGTAATACCACCACCAACACCAGCTGCAACATAACCACCACCTTGGGTCGTTTGCCATGATTCTACTGACTGAGAATCTTTATCTAGTCTAGATTTTTCAAACACATTTTTGTATACTGGCTCCCTTAATAGTTGACGCACTTTTCTTGAAAAATTCATAGCAAGAGAACCTGAATACGAACAACTTATAAATTCGTGGTCAGGGTGTCGACCCAAATGCCAGGCAGGGAACGCCACACTGGCGAGAGTAGATTTACCATGTCGAGGAGGCATAAAGAGCATCAATCTTGGTGATTCTTTATTGGCTACTTGTTCACTAAATTTTTCGAGCCTTTGACATATATCTTTGTGCACCCAGCCGGCTTGATAATCTGGATTAAAACGTTCTACAAATGGGAGTAACCTTTTACGTGATAAGATTCTTTTGGCTAATTCTTGTTCCGCTTTTACTTGTGCGGACAAGTCTTCTTGTTTCTTTTGAGCCTGTTCAGACATCGACTGGGGCTCGGGAACTTTTTCAGCCTCGTCCGCCCTACAATAGACACATATATCATCGAGTAAAATAAGGTTCTCATGGTAGATCCCCTTACATCTTTGGCATTCAATCTTCTGAATTTCCATTCGGCTCCAGGTATTTCATATCTGCTCCAGCAATCTTTAACAACTCTGCATCGGATAGCTTTTCTAATTGTTCTACTTTCTCTACGTTAATATTTATCTGGGTAGCATTCTCAGGTATAAACAAACCATGAAGCTTGCATAATGAATCAACTACATTTTTTTCTTCTGTCGCATTCGCAGATTTTCTATGAGCTTCGAGATACATACTGGTTGCAGTATTTTTATCAAACCTAACTTCTTCTCGCATTTCATTACGAAAATAGGCCAGCGCTTTTTGTATCTTTTCTTTTTTAAATATGTCATACACACGGTCGACATCTTTGTACCCCGCTGCTCGACCGGCGGCCGCTTTACTCATACCGCGAAGATGGAACAGGACTAAACGCTCTTCCTGAACAGAGAGTTCGTTTAAATGTAAACCGGCATATGGAAGGTGGGATTGTAAATCTGAACGATCCATTTCAGTTATTTCTGTAGGTCTATCTTCGTCTAGTAAGCGCATGTATTTTTGATTATATTAAAATTCTTCCTTGTTTGTCACTATATTCTTACACCACCAATATAATTCATGATCTGTTAGAACATGTTTCATGATGTTAATTCGATAACAAACAAGCTGAATATTTGTTCTTTTATAAGGACCCGACGGTGAAATTCTATCTATACTTGCATTCAAGTCCATTTGTCCTTCGCCCTTTTGCCATGTCATAAAGTTCCCGGACAACGCACAACGGCCGAGTTGTTCATCCCATATGTCATACAAATCTTCTGGTAATAAATCCCAATCACATTTATCTTTACGTTTGTTTTTCAAACTATTGTAGAGGCTCAGTAAAAATGTTTTTGGGTCGTTGCTACATCTCCGTTGTCGATGTTCTATTACACATACCTTGCAAATATTTCTAGGGTACGGATTTCCAGAGCGAAGTTTCTCTGTAGTAAAGTTAGATATATCTAATTCTTTTTTGCACCTGTCGCAAATTTTTTTAGTCATTTTTTTGCTGAAATTTTTTTCAGAAAATTTTTTATGAAAATACTATAACATATCATTGACTCATCTTCTCCCCTCCCGCTGTCAGCGCTACCCCCTTCCCCTTTTTTACAATTGGAACCTTGTTCTAACTTTTACGGCTTTGGAACCTTGTCCGAAAACAGCCTCCCGTGGCTCGGCTGGTAGGTGTCACTGAGTGTTATTAACTTTATAGGAGATTATTATGAACAAACGATGGAAACTAAAAGACGGTATAAACGCAGACCTTTACACATTCTCATCTGGTCAGCATAAGTACTGCACAGTTAAAGTGCGAATCGTCTGGTCTGAGAAACTAGGGCTAGAGTTGAAGCATGACTTCGGTGAAGGTCAAGAAGCTGTGAACAAAGCTTCCAAAGTAATTGATGCTATTAACAAAACTAGAAGCATCGACCCATCTTTATGGAACAGAGATTTCTATCCACACAAACACTATACAGAATCATGTGGAGATTAACCAAGGTTTAGGTTCACCTTTCAAAGCAACCTCGACGGGGCTCGGTTGATACGAGTCTCGTTGTGTTATTAACTTTAGTCTAAACCACAGGAGGTACATATGACTACATTATATACAGTAAAAGTAAAACGCCCATTCACTAAGAAGAATGAGCAAGGCGAGATGGTTGAGCAAGCAGGCTGGACTGACCTCGGCATAGCTAACAACGGAGGCAAAGGTATTACTATATATCCTAACTTCCAACCGTTAGTCATCAACGGAAAGGTAGAGCCTATCTACTTATTTCCAATCGAAAAGAAGGAGGCGTCTAATGGCTAAGCAATTAGAACTTCCATTCGGTAAGACAACACCTAAGACAACAGTCTTGGGTGTTACACGTTCAGCAGTTGGGCTTACAGTAAAAGCCAGCTCACTAACACTAAGAGGTGTTGGTAAGCTTCTAGCTTATGGTCACGATGCAATCGATGAGATTGGCAAAGGCTATAACAAAAAGAGACAACAATGAACAGTGAAGTAATCAGGGGGCTAGCAATAGCCCTCGTTACTCTACTACTAATACTCTCTATTAAGACCATAACGGTTGGATATTATGTATCCATTGTCCACGGTTCATTTCTATTTATATCTGGAATGCTCATTCCTGTTCTTATCAAATTCTACTTAAACAAGTAACTACTATCATAGCCCCGCAAAGGGGCTTTTTCTATTAAAACTGTTGAACAACATGATGATTGGCATGCCATTCTCTGTAGAAATGATGTTACAGATGTTACAGCTAATAATGCCCTTCTGTAACAGGTATCTGTAACATGCTTGAGACCAGTAGTAGCAAAGCTTTGCGGCATGCCAGCGTGTTAAGTGTTACAGTGTTACACTTGTTCAAGATTGCAGGTTGTACCTTATCGACCGTCGACCATGATTCTTGGCTTTTAAACCATTTTTTACTGTAACATGTAACATTTCTCAATTTATAGGCTATAAACCTTATAACCACGGGCGTTTACAGATGTTACACTTCTCCAAATGTAGCTATAACGTTCTGTAACATCGCTCTGAAACCCGCATTCCTACGTTCAAATGTTACAGCACCAATCCAGAAACACGACCCCGGGGCGGTCGTGTTATGGGTTTTTTAGTGTATTTATTAATTTTTTCTATATTACAAGGAGGTTTACATATGGAAGAAAAACACATTGACGAGTCAATTCGTCAGAATGCAAGTAATTATTTGTATATACCTGAGGTTAATCATCAGGACATTAAGCAAGTAATTGCAAATAGAAATCTACACTCTCAACCACAAGGAGGTGCCAAATGAGTGATAATACATTTTTTGACCCATCAGACGTCAAAGTAGAAATTGATATGGCTAACGGAGAAACTGGTGAGCTACTGCCACCACAAAAAACTCCAGAAGAGGCTTGGGCTCCAGACACCATGGGTGACCCTGAAGGCTCAGAGAGAAGAGACACGCAAGACGATATTGTTTTGCCTGACTACTTCTACAAAAAGTACATGCTTGACAACGAAGGTAAACCAACCTTCAATCCAAGCAGAGTGGTTGCTACGATGAAAATCTTCAATGATAAGATTGGCACGGAGCAGGTTTTTAACAAAGACGATGCAGATTTAGCTGCTAAAGAGCAAGACTATTTTGATATGCAAGTCGAGTCTATCGTTCTTGGTCAAAAGCCATTACTAGAAGTTGACCCACAAACAACTGGCATCAACTTCTTGCAACTAGCCACTAGAACATGGGCTGAGTTCGTATCTATTGTTTACGAATACAAAGAGTCCATGTCTGAACAGGATCCAACAAAGGAAATACCTGAGTGGCTCATCGAGCGTGAAGATAAAATGCTTCAGCTTGGTAGAAAAGCTAGGATGCTTAAAGCAGCCCTAGTTAAAATCGATTCTGACTTTGGTCTTAAAGACGTCTCCATTAAACAAGAGAGAGTCAAGACTCAAGTAGAATTGAGACTACAAAGACTTGCAGAGTGGAACTACAACAACGTAGTTGATACTTCCATCAAATCTGCAGTCACTATGACTAAGCAAGCTAACGAGTCTATTGATTTATCAGACGTAGCTTAGTCTTTAATGCAACTTCAGTAGGCGTTACTACTGGAGCGGTGTCACCGTAACGACCACGTGGGGATGAAAAGCCCCACACTCATTTATGTGTCGTTTGGCGAGAACCATGTCTCCACATATAAATAAAATTGACTAAAACTACAGGCATTGGAGTAGTAAGCGTAAGACAGTGAAGTCTATAAAACTCAATATTTAATTAACCTTCACTACTCCTGCCGCTTTAATTTTACACATAGGAGGTGTGCACATGGGATTAGATATGTCAGCTGGTTGGTTAGATACTAAATCAGATTCTACAGAAAGCGTATTTGAATGGCGTAAACATGCACAGTTGCATGAGTTTATGCGTCAACTCTGGTACAAAAGAAAAGATGAAGAAGCTCCATACGGAGTTATGGGATGTAAGTTTAACTGTGAAGTTATGTATCTTGATAAAGAAGATATATTGCAGTTACGTGAGTTAGTAACTAATGGCAATTTGCCAGAAGCTAAAGATGGGTTCTTTTGGGGTACAGAATATCAACAAGAATCTTCAAGAGAATATTTAGAACAAGACTTAAACTTTTGTAACGTCGCTCTTGAAAAGCTAGACGAAGAAAATACTAAAGTTTGGTACAATTGTTGGTGGTAATTATGAAAAAGATTAATCGTCAGAATATCCCAAAACATTTACGCCACTTAAAAGAGTGGAGATTAAAAGCTTTATTTTACCTATTTAGGGGGACTATATAATGTCTAGATTAAAAGACCACATGTTAGATATTGATGCTCTTTGTGAAGAATGCATCGAAGAAGGTTTTGGTTATGAGCAGTTCATTGCTGTAATCAGAACTACTTATCCAAATGATTCCATGTCTCAAGACTATGCAGAATCTG